TTTTTTTTGATTGGGGCATTTGCGTCAGCCTTTGCAGTAAATGCCCTTGTCACTTTTGAAGCAGAGCAACCGAAAAAAGGTCTTTGGTCCTGTAATGATGCTTATAAGCAGTTGTTTGGTAGCTGTGACGCAAAGCCTATTGCCCCTTACGAATATTACTACCCAAAACCAGAAACTAGCCCCCCTGGTCAAACACCTGATACTAAGCAACCTGATCCAAAGTCTGAATCCGAGCAGATTTATATCGCCGGTTATGTGGTAACTACCCGAGGCATTGAGATGTCATTTATGACTGGTGACGGCAAGCCGTACTACCCGGACAGCTACAAGGTTCGAAAGATGGGTGATTGCGCGGCTGAAGTATCAATCGGATATGTCCGACACAAGCTGACCTGTTACCCGGACACGCTCGCCTTAGCTGACAATGACAAAGCAGCTGATAGCGGTCTGGGGTTATTAGGGGGCAAAGCCCCCTGATGAAGCGAAGCGGTAACTCTTTTCGAAAGCGCAGCTTTCCCCCTGCCAAACCGGCAACCTGTTGGTTGCCTTTAAGCTCCCTGCGGGGGGCTTTATGCCCCCCGTTGGGAGCGCCTTGGCAATATTACGAGATTTGCGGTTGAGGACTAAAACCATGTTCGATTTTCTTAACGATGTTGATTATCACCGGGTTACTAAATCTGTAACTGAATACACCGGCGCCCCTGATTCTTTGTCTGGCGCTCTTGGCGCTCTTGCTCTTGGTTCTGTTTACGGTTGGCGCTATTTGGGTATTGCTTTTAGTCCTGCCACTATCAAGCGGTACGAAAAGATACTGGGCATCACTTTTAAATCCGCATTGCCTGAATTTACTGAATTATCAGCGCGTAGCGTTGGTGTCGATTACTGGCGTCAAACCGGCTGTGGTTATTGGTCTTTGGTCTTGGGGCATGTTAAGTTGGAAAACAAGCGGGATTTGTGCGACTTGAAACAATAGGCTTTAACGGCTACTATGCCCTTAGAAAAACGAAAGCCGGTCATATAGACCGGCTCAACCCAGCGCCCCTCTTAAACTTGGCGGTTTAAGGCGCTTTAAGGCTCGGAATGAATCATAGCAAACCTTTATCAGAAAAACAAAGCCGCCGTACTTCGTACAAATTGCGTGCTACCTCTCAAAGTATTCTGCGTCGTGGTCATCGTGTCCACGTATGTCAAAAGCTTCCCTCTTATTCAGTTCAGCATGGCATGGGTTCCGTTGGCCTCTCACGCAATGAACATGGTAAGGCTCACTTTCACGGCTTTGCTACCTGTGGCGATGTTCACGCCTGCCCGGTTTGCCGTGAAAAAATTGGTGAAGTCCGGGTAAAAGAAATTCTCCATGTGCTCTCCTGGCATCGTAGCCAAAATGACGGAATAGCATTGCTTGCAACGTTTACTGCTCGCCATCATAAAGGCGATTCTCTAAATTTCATGGTTTCGGGAATGTCTGAAGCTAAGCGTTATTTCTCAAGCCTTACCGCTGTTAAAAAGATTAAATCTTTGCTCGGGTATCAAAATATGATTTCTGGCCGTGATCTGACCTATGGCGATGAGCACGGTTGGCATAATCATTACCATGATATTTGGCTTATTTCTGGTGGTGCTTTCCGCTCAAGCTATTTCCGCGCACTGCCTGAAAAGCTTCAGGATTTTGCTTTTGATAATGGTTTGCTGACTAAGGCCGGCGCACTCTCGATACTTGCAGTTCAGCGCAAGCTTTCTGTTATTTGGGCTGATTGTTGTCGTAAAGCAGGTGTTAAAGTACCAACTATTCGCCGTGGTTTTCAGCTTGATTGGCGTAAAGATGGTACTGATGCCGTTGGTGCATATATCGCAAAATGGGCGCGTGAACTCGGTACAACTCACAAAAAAGAAGGTCGTAACGGTTCTAAAACTCCCTTTCAAATTTTGGCTGAGATAGCAAAACAATTTGATTATGAAAAGGCCAAACTCTGGATTGAGTACACCGATTCTTTTTATGGTAAAGCGCTTGTTTTCTTTGGCCGTGGTCTAAAGAAGGCTGCTGGCCTCACTGATATTACTGATGAAGAAATCGCAGAGGGTAAGCTTAAAGAGCATATATGTGATTTTACCAAGGAAGAATATCAGGCCATCGTTGTTTATTCTGCTTATCAGGTCGTTTTAGATTTAGCGGACCGATACCCGAAGGAATTCGTTATTGCTTATGTGAGGTCTTTAGTTGAAAAGAGACACCGGGAAAACGTGGATTACACTTTGTATATGAGGAATTTAAGAGCCTCGATAAATGAATATACCGAGGCTCATTTACGTGAGTTAGCGATTACGCTGGTCGCCTAGTTTTTTATACTTACGCCTAGCAGCTCCGACCGCAAATCTCGGGTCTGCTAACCATCGCTCAAAGTCCTTTATTCTCATTTGGTACTGCTGGTTCGCAATCCGTTGTAACTCGGGGCGGTACGTCTCCATAATTTTTTATGTGCTCCTGTACTAACCTGCTCAGAATGTCCGAGGTAAAAACCGCTTTACCTTCGTCAACCGTTGCCTGTCTGGACCATGCCAAAACCTGCTGGTTGTCACCAGTTTTTATACTACACCGCGTTACGCTCATAAATACCTGCCCGTTAAAATCATAAAAGCCTTTACAGGCGTTAAAGGCTTTACTACCATTTAAGCCGAAAATACCTGTAATCGTACAAATGTTAACAGAGGATACAGCACTAATGAAAACTCAGTTCAATCTGGCCCGAGTTAAATTCGGCACTTTCACCAATGATAAGGGTGAAACAATTTTTTATGGTTCCGCTTACATGCTTGATAACCGCAATGTTGCCTCTAATGGCAATTTTGATGTCGGTATCGGCGTTCAAAAACTCGGCTTAGCTGATCAAGGCATCGCTAATAAGCTGCGTACTCTTTTGACTAGCAATACCGATAAATGGCCGGTGCCTGTCTCTGTCACGGTTCGCCTTGATTCAAAAGAGGGCGAGAAAAGTACATTGACCATTGTTGAGGTCGGCTGATGGATACCGTAGGCATCGACCCGGCACAAATTCAGCAGCTTTTAGATTCAAATGCTGCTCTGCAACTCGCCATTCAAACCGCGCTTAAAGATGTTGCCTCAGTTGTTGTTAGTGGTCTTGCCTGCGTTTGTTTTTGGCTTGGAATGAATTCATGGGAGAGCGTCGCCAAATGATGACTATCCCTGAAGCTATCGGCCTGTGCATGGCCGCTGGCATTTTTGGCTGGTGTACGTCACTGGCTTTTTATTTGTTCAGGCGCTTTGCCTTTATGTCAACGTGAGGAAAAACCATGAAAAAACAACAACTGTTGTTAGTCGTTGCCGCTCTTGCAGCAACTGTTTCTGGCGTCGCTAACGCATCGGATGCAACTGATGCAATCGCCGCCATTGGTACTGAAGCCGCTGCGCTGTCTACAGCTGCATGGCCGATTGTTACCGCCATCGTTTTGTCGATGATTGGTATGAAACTGTTTAAGAAGTTTGCCAACAAAGCCAGCTAACGCCAGCTGGCAGGGAAAGCCCCATGATGAAAAACGTTCTAAGGCGTCTGGCATTGTGGGGCTTTGCTTTTGCAGCAATCCCCGCGTTAGCGGATAGCCAAGGTTTCTCCGTTTCATTTGTTAGCACAAATGATATTTTCATAACGCCAACCGTTGTTTACCTCGAAAAACCTATCGCGCCTATTGATGAGCGTCCCCGGCTCTGGGAAAAGATAGACTTTACGGTTTCCGGTCCTGTCATCAACTGCCAGAAAAATTCGAATTTCACCGTTACCTGTAACCACCGGGATACGGGCGCATTAAAAACCTATAACTTCAGTTATGGGTATTACGGCGGCAACTCTACAAACCCGGAGACTCACACCTGCCAAGAGGCCCAAGGCGGATTCGTTGGTAATGACTTAAATTTTCCCGATAACAACAGCTATTGTATGCACACCGGCTGGTCTACTGGTGGTGCTGACCCCCAGCCGTTGTTATGTCAAACAGAAGGGGTTTTAGCTACTGCTGACGGTTGGACTCACGCTTGGACCGCAATACAGTGCTACGCGGAAACTAGCCCGGACCCAGACCCAGATCCGGACCCGGACCCAGACCCAGACCCGGACCCAGATCCAGACCCGGACCCAGACCCGGACCCGGACCCGGACCCGGAACCGGACCCCGGTACGCCCGGTGGCGGCACTCAACCCGGCTCTGGCACATCTGGTAACGCAACTGGCACCAGTGGTACTAGCCCTGTAAATCTCGTTATGGATTACAAGCCAATAACTGACCGTCTCGATTTAATGCGAGCGGATAACGTTGCTCATACCAATTATCTCGGTCAGCGTATTAATTCCGCATCTGCTGCTGGTGTTGCTGCTACAAATAGTTTGAAACCTTTGCTTGAAGCTATTGGCGTTAAAACTGATGGTGTCGCTACTGCTGTACGCGAAGGCACAGCGGAAATTAAAGGCGAGTTAAACACTCTCAATAACACAGCAAAGGCTATTGAGGGAGCTATTAATGATGGCAATGACGCTTTGGGCGAAAAGCTTGATGGCATTAAAGAGGGTATCGACAAACTTACAGAAGGCGAACCCATCGATGGGACACAGGCCGGTCACGATGTTGCTCTGCCTGATTATCAGCAGCATGTTACCGAAGGCATTCAGGATATACAGGACACTGTTAACCAACATGCGGCCAATTCAGGAATAAATGACTTAACAGATCCAGCTGCTGTTACAGGAATGTTTTCTGCTGCTGAAAGCTTTGGTGAAGTATTCGATATTGCTCGAAGTGCTTGCAGTCCTATCCCGTTTGGCTCACATGGCACATTCAATATTTGTCCTCAAGCCCCGACTATTTCCGGCGTTTTGGAAATCGTCATTTGGGCCTTAACTGCCCTCTTTATCTTCCACTTTGTTGCCAGCTTACTGACTAGGGAGCGTTTCTCGTGATTGCTTTAGTTGAGCCTATTCTTGCTTTTTTTACAGCCTTGTTTGGGCGCATCTTTATTTGGTTTATGTCGGCGTATTTAACCGGGGCGCTTCGCAGCTTGGTTATCAATTTGGTGCTTTTCACTACTCTGGCAACTCTGGTTTATAACTTTATTACCTCAGCTAACCAGTATTTGCTGCAAGCTATTCAAGGCATGTCTCCCTTATCTCAGGCCATGCTAAGCCCTGTTGCAGCAATACTCCCTCCGTCGCTTGGTGTCTGCGCCTCAATAATCGTCAGTGTTTGGATTATGGGCATTGTTTATAACCTTACTAAAGAGATCGCGAAGCTCAAGGCCAAAGCTGCCGAACGTGCTGCCGGTTTCTTTAAGGCTTAGCCATGCCAGCCTATGTCATCACTGGTAAGCTCGGTGCTGGAAAATCTCTTGTAGCAGTGTCCCGCATCCAACAATACATTTTTCAGGGGCGCAAAGTCGCTACTAACGTTAATTTGTTCCCTGAACACCTCACTAATAATCTCTGGGCCAAAAACTGCGAGATTTACCGCATCCCGAACAAACCCACGGTAGCTGATTTAAATGCCTTGCCACTTGGCCATGATTTGGAAGGTCCAGACGATAATCGCAACGGCTGTTTAGTGTTGGATGAATGCGGCACATGGTTTAACTCGCGCAGCTGGAACGACAAAGGCCGGGCCGAGGTTATTGAGTGGTTCCGCAATGCCCGTAAAAAGCGCTGGGATATCTTTTTTATTATTCAGGATATCGCCGTAATGGATTCTCAGGCCCGTGAATCCTTTGCGGAGCATGTTGTTTACTGTCGCCGGTTTGACCGCTTTAAAATCCCCCTCCTGCATCATTTCGGCATCAAGCCGCCAAAACTGCACATGGGTTTAGTTAAATACGGTTCCGAGGCAACAAGCCCCAGTGTTGACCGCTGGTTATATCGAGGCGAACACCTTTACAGCGCATACGATACAGAGCAGCAATTCACCTCTAACGATGAAATACAAGGACTGGCAACAGTCCTTCCGCCTTTCTATACACATGGCCGCTATATCAGTAAATGGGAGCACTTCAAGAATGAGTTCAAAAAGTACAAGTTTGGTAAATGGCAGTTTTTTTTGATTGGGGCATTTGCGTCAGCCTTTGCAGTAAATGCCCTTGTCACTTTTGAAGCAGAGCAACCGAAAAAAGGTCTTTGGTCCTGTAATGATGCTTATAAGCAGTTGTTTGGTAGCTGTG